ATACCTTTGACTTCAGTGATTAAGGACTCTCTCTTTTCCAACATTTCCTTAATTTTCAATTTTAACTCCTAATTAAATAGTTTTTTTTATATACAAATTGTGAGTGTTCGCAAAAGTGAGTAGTCGGCTTTTAAGAACGGCTCTGCATCTCCCAAATTTCTAAATCACGAACCGCAGCCCTTTTATTTGATTTAGTAACTTGAGTCTTTGGTAAGAGATCGCTTAATTGACCAATCACCTCAGTTATTTTTGAAACTTGGTCCTCATTTGGCTCCTGGTCAGACCTAACCTCGGCTAGGACTTCCTGGAGTTCGCCCAAATCGACACCACGAATAGTCGCAAGGGTCGCTGGGTTAGCAGGCCAAGTAACAACAGATACATCTAATAAACGTAATTCTTTGAGCGTTCTAGTTTCGCCGTTATCGGTAAATTCATCTTTGATAGCATGAAAACCAAAGCTCATCTCTGACAAATCGCCACGCTTTAAAGCAGATGCAATCTCAGCGACTTTCGGGTTTGACTCATCAAGTTTGGCCTTAACAAATAAACCATGCTCATCCTCCCTCAGCTCTAAAGTTTTTGACTTAGTGCGAGCCAATGGAATGCCATCATGATTAATTAAAAACTTTACATCATCCTGTTCATTAAGAGTTTTACTAAAAGCTCCACGGGTTACGGTTTCATTATAAACACCACGGGAGTCAGCAACACGGTAAGGGGAGTCGAAAACTGATGCATAACCAGTAAATATTAAATCGTCGCTATCAATATCAGCTTCGGCCCGAAGTTCAAAAAAACGGGTTTCTTTATTTTCGCTCATGCGTTTAATAATACCAATAGCTTGATTAGTTGGCTGTGGCCTAGACATTGAACGATCATCAGAATGACGAGCAACCTGACGCTCAGCCCAACGCATCGCATCAAGACGGGTAGCTTTTGACAAAGAACCACCCCACAAAAGCCACGCCACGAGTCCAGGACTCATGCGGTCGCTTTCGCCACTTAAAAACTTTTTAGCACCCTCACCCTCAAAGTCAGGTAAATGACGCTTGAACCAGGCCTGCATGCGGAGTGCTTTATCATGAGATACAACACCATCACGCATTTGACGAGCCTCCCGTTTGGTTTTTTCTGTTAAACCTTGACCAGCAAACTGCAAATTTTCTAAACCACGGGCAGCATTGTTGCGGATAAACTCAGGAACATTAATCTCATGCCGCAGGCTTTTCTTTTCATTTTCAGCAGCATAAAGTGCTTTGATTTGGTCCTCAGCAGACTCATGAGATTTATGACAACCCATCAATTGACCGTCATCATCTTTAATAACAGCATGACCGCCAACTTGGTCGGGTCCAGGTTCCCCTGACTCGATAGGACACTCAGGATGGTCGTGAATAATTGAATAAGGCATTAATCAGGCCTGACGATATGCACACTACCAGTGCCTGAACCAGTTATCGCATAAAGCTCATTATCCTGAGGGATACGCATCTCAAGAGTTTCATTATTAGCTAATTCATAACCAGTTGAAGTTGCAACATCAGAACCACCAAGATAAATTGCAGAACCATGCTCATTATGGAAATAAACAGATTGCTCAAAATTTACAGACGAAATTATTTTAGTTGGACTTGACTCATTAAGAGCAATACCCTCAGAAATCATTGGTCCTCATTTTCAGTTAGTTTTGGCTCGACTTCATCCTGGCCAAGAGGTGGAATATCAGGACCAACAGGTGCTCCTTGCAATCCAAGATAGAAATTATCACCACCCTCATAAGGCTCATAGTCAAGCTGCTGCCTTATTTCATTAGGCGTAAATATGCCTGAAGTAATAGCAACTTGAGCAGCACGAATGGTATTTGAACGGTCACCTCTTTGATATTCGGCAACGTCGAACTTTGCATAGGAACTCCCAGGCAAAAGACCAGTAAATCCTTCCTCAATTCTCGACAACCAAGGCAGCAAAGTGTGACGCACAAATTGAATACCCGAACTCTCAACATTTGAGTAAAGACCAGTAGAACCTTCAGCATGAATTAAATAACTTGGAATACGATAAACTCTAGCAATCTCTTTAACGATTTGATCCCTAGCTTTAACCAACTCATCACCAGCAGAATCACTAATTGCTTTCCATTTTAAACCACCAGTTAAAACCGCAGGCTTCCTCTGTCGATTGTGAGAATTAGTCCAGGTAGATTGCAAAACCTCAGCCTGTTCTTTAGTCATTGCCTGGTCAGTTTCAAGAATTGATGATGGGGTAGCACCCTGCCCATAGAACTGACCGATGTGACGCTCCATCGCAAGAGCAACACCAATGGTATTCTTTTGAGTTTTAAGTGGCGACACTCCGAGGTAAGAACCAGGATAGGTAAACCAAGTGAAGTGCAAAATATTATTTTTTGAATACATACGATCGTTAAATTTGTAAAGTTTTTGATTGCCCTCCATTTTGATGCGGACTTTATCAGGATGCAAACAAGTCAAAGCAATTGGACGCTCAGCTGAGTCACGGTCTACAAGAACGTAAGAGTTCCCATGCAAAGCCATTGAAGTGACAAGTTGGTGGATGAACTCAAATCTTGATTGGTTCATATTAGGAACTCTTAAAAATCTAGGTGTTTTTAAATTTATATTTCGGTCATCGAACTCACGATAAACTTTTAAAGGAAGTGATGCAATCGAATCAGCTAAGATTGACACGCAGGCCAAAACAGTTGACACGCCAAGTGCAGAAGTTTCTGTGACGCTTTCGCCAGCCCAAGCAGGAAGTCCATCTCTTTGAGCTAACAAATCTGCAAGATTGCCTAAAGCAGCGTCTCGTTTTTCAGTTTTTCTAGCAAAAATACTCATCGGTTATAAAAATAGCTCCCAAATAAAAGACCAACACCAAACACTATGTAAGCCAACGGTTCACTATAAGCATAAACACCAGCAACTATAAATAACAAGCCGATAACTTCAATAGCAATAAACATGGCTCTCACCATTCTACAATACCAATGTTTGACTCTTCAGGTGGCCTAGTTGGAAAAGTTAATCGGTCCAGGCACATCACCATAGCAATAGCACCATCAATCTTTCTTTTACTTTTACCTTTAGACAATCGGAACCCACGATCGGTAGGACGGGAAACCGCAGACAATACCTGGTCATTAAAGGTGCTTTGATTTTTATGCCTTAATTTTTTTGAGGTAATTATTTCATAGGCTTGGCCACAAGCAGGAACCATCCTGCCGTGCGATTGAGGAAACTCAACCATCGGCACGTTTTGGTCATACAGAGCCTGAGCAGAACGCTCAAAGAACGCAGGGTCATAAGCAACCTCAACTAAATTAAAGTTTCGATTTAAACTAACCAGGAACGTTTCAATTTCAGCATAGTCAAACATGACTCCATCATTACGCCAAATTTTTGAGTCAACATAAATCAAACCTTCATCATCCATTTGACCCCAAACAACAGCAACCGAATCATGCTTGATAGCCATATCGACACCAACATAAGTAGGAAGTGACGGGTCAAGTTGAATGCTTGAGTCAGCAAGCTCAGACCATAAACCATCAGGCAACCAAGACTCATCCTGGGTCCTGGTCCACATATTGAGATGGTAGCGTTGAAACTCGGGGAGTGGTAAAGCAGCACGACGACGGCGTAAATTTTCAATTGGCCACCAACCACCAGCAAGAGCAGGGTTAACTTTTCGCCAGGTGTCCTCACTTTCAAAATCATCTTTTTCATCAGGCTCCAACCAATAAAAATAAAAATCGGGATCACTAGACTCGCCTGATTGCTTACGTTTACCACGCAAATAAAGACGACCGCAAAGAGTGTCCAGGTCATAACCAGCCGTGGTTATATTTAGAATTAATGAATCCTTACGCTTGGCGGTATTATTTGACAAGACATAATGAACCCTTTGCAAGTTTGGAGTTGACCATTCGTGAACTTCATCAGCAATGAATGCAGAGTTGCGGCCACCATCAGCAGTGCCAGCTTTAGCAGCAACACGATAAACACGGCCTGGTCCATTTTTAACACCTATTGAATTTTGATAAACCTCAGTTAAACCTTTTAAATAAGGCGACTGCTCACACATACTCCTCATGTTTCCAAAAACAATATCAGCTTGCTCAAAACTAGCAGCAGCAACAGTGACCAATGGCGAAACTGTGCCGTTGCCGAGAAGTTCATAAAGGCCCAATGCAGAAATTAGTGCGGACTTGCCGTTCCCTTTTGGAACGCCGAGCAATGCCTCACGATGACGACGCTCCCCGTTATCATTTAATTCATATAAATTATAAATTATTTTACGCTGCCATTGGTCAAGTTTAAATGGCTGACCGTAATAATCACCCTCACCATGAACGCAAAAGTTCTCAATGAATTTGACCACACGGCCTCCTCGAGTTTCAGGTAATGAAATCATATTTGGCCACGATTACAATCATAACAAAGACCCGAATCGCCATCCAACGGTCCATCTTTATCGCACCTACGACAACCAATCCCAACAGTTGAAACCCAGCAACCATTGCAAACAGAATGGTCCTCGTCTTTTTCGGTTAAATCCCTAGCACAAAACATACAGGAACCACTGAATGGTTTTGATTTTATTGGGGATTTTTTATTTTCAATATGGCTATTCCAAAATTTACCTAACTCATTTGAGAGCGTCATTATTCCTCCTCAAGCAATTCAAGAATCCTCGGGTCAGTTGCTTGGTCCTCGCTTGCATTCAGCAATTCATTGATTGATGCTAAAGAAGTCGCAGCCTCACCAACAGCGATCCCTAACCTTTGGCGAGCCATTGGAGTCAATCCCAGCTCATTCTCTAATCTTAATATTTGAGTTTCAAGTTTTAGAGCATGCTCCGCTAATGGATTGGTTCTAATTTGACCAGTTGAACCACGGACAACTAATGACTTTTTCACAACATTTTGAACCCTTGCATATTGGTCATACATTCCAAACAGACGCTCAACAGCAGGCAGGTCAACCTTTTGAGCGACACCAGCAACGTCAGAATTCCAATATTCATACCAACGATCCCTGGTTTTTTTTAACCAACCACGGGTAGGCTTTGGCGGGTCAGACTTTAACTCAGAATGTCCTGAAATGATTTGAAGTTCCCGTGACCTGTGACCTTGAGCCTCCTCAGATGGCTTAGCAAGCGGTCCTCGCTTACCCATTTAAACCACCTTTTAAATGCTCAACCTCAACATCAGGATAGGCATTTTTAAAACGATTAATAATTACATCGACATAAGCAGGGTCTAGTTCAATGGTGTAACACTTACGACCAAGAGCGTGAGCAGCAATCAGAGTAGAACCTGAACCAGCAAAAGGGTCCAGGACAATTTGGCCTGGCTTACTTGAATACATAATCGCACGAGCTAAAAGCTCCAGGGGTTTCATAGTTGGATGCTCTTTATTATTTCTAGGCTTTGGAATATTCCAAACATTAGACGGACCCCATACCATGTCAGCAACATTGAAATAACGAGTCCCCTCAACAAACTCAGACTCAGGCCTCGAAAACAATCCAAGACTTAACTCATTATTTTTAGCTTTATTAATATGCTCGAGAAACTCCTCAGCTTTGGCCTTTTCATTTAAATCAACATTTAGAGAAAAACCTGAATCAAAAGTGTCAAGTTGAGCAGAACCTAAAGACTCAGACTCCAGGTCATCCCAAACATTTGAAATATCTCTTTTACCAATAAAATAATGCGACTTACCCTCAGGCCATCCATACATTATTGGCTCAAACCTCCAATGGAAGTCAGAACGACCTAAGACAAAAGAATCCTTGACCCAAATAATATTGCTTGAATAATGCATCTTTGCATTTGACCAAGCCTCAAAAACAGAACGAGTGGCAGCAGTTGCATAAAACATATAAACAGCACCATCAGTAAAAGCATGAACCATAGACAAAGCGTCATAAATAAATTGCGTGAAATTAGCCTCAGCCATCTTATCATTTTCAATTGAACGGCCGTGAACGTCTTTATAATCAACGTTATAAGGCGGGTCAGTTAAACAAAGACCAGCCTGACCTTTCATGAATTTATAACTAGCTGGCTCAGTAGCAGAACCACAAACAACAACATGACCACCAAACTTATAAACATCGCCAGGCTTGGTAACAGGATCGCTTGGCGGTTCAATTATTTCATTTTCATCAGGCAGCTCAGGAACTATCCCAAGCAACTTTTCAAGGTCCGCAAGGTCATAACCAGTAGCGTCAAGCATTGACTCATCAACAGCAACACGCTCAAGCATTTCAGCTAAAGCCTTATCATCATAAGTGCCAAGGTCAGCTGTTCGGTTATCGGCCAAAGCAAAAGCCTCAGAAACCGAAACATCCTCATCAACAACAGTGGCAGCAATATGAGTCCAGCCCAGCTTTATTGCAGCAAGCAATTGATGATTGCCTGAAATAACAATATAGGATTGGTTCCCGTCTTTATTTTCAAAACGAGCAACGATCGGTTTACGTTGGCCAAACTTTTCATAGCTTTTTACAACAGCCTCAACGTTGCCCTTCCTTGGATTACCAGGTAGAGCTTTAAACAGCTCAATCGGCATAGCCAAGTTTTCTAAATCACTTATTATTTTATGTTTTTTATTAGCCATTAACAACCCCCCAACTTACAGAAACATACAACAACAACGCACGACACGCATCTACAAAAAAAACAAAACTAACTAAAAATACAAACAACCCAAAAACACGAATAAACCTGGGAACGAAAAAAGTGTTGAGTGGCGGGGTCGTAGCGGCCACAGAAAACACCAAAAAAAACAGGGTCCCCAGGCCAGCCCCCACAAACAACATAAAAGTCAATAAATTAGCCAGTTTTAGCTCCTTTTGATGAGTTACAAGAGCGATGTAAGACTTGCAGGTTGGCCAAGTCATTGGTTCCACCCTTCGCAATTGGTATTTTATGGTCAACAGTTAAAGGGTCAGCAGAGGACCCCACACCCCCACACCCAGTGCAAATTAATGCGTTTTTTAACAGAATTTGACGATTACGGCGATACTCACCCTGGTTATAGGCACGACCAGGC